TTTATTCTTGGCCTTATACTTAGCCTAATGTCTTGGCCTTATACTCTGCCCAAGAAATCTTCTTTTCTTTTACCGCTTTTCCTGTTGAGGAACCTTCCAATTTCTTTCCCGTTTTCTTATCGATTTTTTCCGCTTTCAATAAAGCACTATCAATATACATTGTCTTTAGTAATTTACCGACTTCAAATGCACCAGCATGTTGGTCTAAATCACCGTCTTCAATTTTCTTCAAGACATCTAAAAATTGATGTAAAGTCTGTAGATTTATTTCATCTTTCTTGACCTTATTGAAAATGTCCATATAGTGGTTGAAAAGGAAACTGCATTGTGATACACACATCATATCAAATTGCTCCTGATTTGATAAAGCTAGACGACTATATTTTTTCTTCAAGGTCATTAACAAAGTCACGTCATTGCGTATTAATTGACTATGTTTTTTTTGGCGTATATCTTCGGTGCAATCTTGGACGTTATTGGCATCAATCATTTTGCTTAGATTAAGCTTCTCTAGGGGATCCATTATATAATAAATAGTAGAATAAATATCTTTATATTAATATATATGAATAAGCATAGTATCAGATATAGAGGTGGCAAACATAGTAGAAGCAAACATAGTAGAAGCAAACATAGTAGAAGCAAACGTAGTATAAGCAAGCGCCGTAGTATCAGATATAGATATTCAAATAAAACGACGAAACGCTTAATAAGATTGAAACGAAAGACACGACGCATTAAAGGTGCAAGACGAATGCGGGGCGGGAATAAAGGTGATCAAGTTACCACTACTCCATCCGGAGCAAAAATAACCATATCACAACCTGTAGTGAATGTGCAACAGACTAGTTCGTCTTCGCCAAATACAAAATTAGGCGGCGGCGGCGGAGGCGGAGGCGGCGGAAGTTGTATGAATAAAAATAAGCAATATGGGGGAAATAGTATATTAGATTTATACGCTTACAAACCTCCACCCGGCATGATGGGTCCTGTGCCACAACCTAGTCAAGACGCTACATCTAATCAACTTATTTTACAAGCGGCAAAAATAAGTACAACCGGTCAAGCCAATGCCCAATTTGATGATAATGTGAAAACGTGTAAAGGTTAAAAATAAATAATCACATTATACTTTAATATGAAAACATCTGATTTATCTTTATCAATTATTGTTATATTCATCTATATGTTACTTTTTATGTTTAATCTACTAGTTGTAGGTATTCAAAGGATTAAGGACAATTGGCCGGTTTATAGATGTCAACCTTTAATTATGCCTTTCGCTTCTCTCTTCGGACATGACTCTAGTCAAAACTTCTCTTATTGCATTCAAACTATGCAAAAGAGTTTTATGGGTCCTTTACTCGGGCCTTTGAATTTTAATATTAGTTCATTAGGTGATATTACCGGCGGTTTAACAAGCGGATTGAATACCAACCGTACTTTTATTAGCTCATTTCGAGAAGCGGTATCAGGTACATTTATGAACATGTTTGGTGTCATTTTTAATATAACTGTTGAAGTGCAACGATTGATGCTTAATGTGAAAGACATGGTCGGTAAATTAGTCGGTATTATGACGACTTCCATGTATGTATTATCAGGTTCTCTTATGACCATGCAAAGTACATGGGATGGTCCGCCAGGAGGTCTCCTTAGAGCGATGTGCTTTCATCCTGATACTAAATTAAAGTTGAAATCAGGAGAGATAGTCTGTATGAAAGATATCCAATTAAATAGTCTATTACAAAATGGAACTCAAGTTTATGCGACGATGCAAATAAGTAATTTAGATGAAAATGGTAAGATTATGGAAAAAATGTATCGTGTTAAACGTAAGAGTGTCCGTAATGATAAGGAAACCGATGATGATATTTTAGTATCAGGCAGTCATTTAATTTATGATCCTAATAATAAACAATTTGTTCATGTAAAGGATTTACCTAGCTCAGAGTTGAGTGAAATTGATTGCGAGGTTTTATCGTGCTTGATTACATCGGATCATACTATACCAATCGGTGAATGGATTTTTCATGATTGGGAAGATAGTAATGGATCGGCACCTAAGAAAATTGGTGGTACCCGAGATTAACTTGTAAAGTATTTCAATATAAGCATATAAATATTTTTATATAAGCATTAAAATATTTATACCAGATAAATATTTTTATATAAGCATTAAAATATTTATACCAGATAAATATTTTTATATAAGCATTAAAATATTTATACCAGATAAATATTTTTATATAAGTAATTATTACCCGCTTAAGTATATATATACATTATATATGAGTGATACAAATCCTATTCTGAATAAAATAAATAATTTATATAGAACAACTGGTTATATGGGTAAATATGGTAACGATGTGTGGTTGTCAGCGGTTATTTGTGTATCATTTATAGTCTTTATTAATTATTATTATTTTGCAAATGTTTTACAAGTTATAAAAGCTGATTGGCCGGCGCAACGCTGTAATCCATTAATTGCACCTTTTGCTGGATTTATTCAAAGACCGACAAATATGACAAATTTAGAATTCACTGCTGATAATTTTAATGATTGCTTAAAAGGTATTCTGAAAAATGTCGTGCTACTAGCGGTTCAACCATTACAATTTGCCGTTGTCATTATACAAGATGCTGTGAATAGTTTAGTTACTGCATATAATAAATTACGTCAAATGACTGCCGGATTACGCGAACAATTCAATGACATGGTTAAAAGAATATACGGTATTATAAATAATCTACTTGTCGCTTTTATTGGCTATATGATAAAAATCAAAGATTCTATGCTAAAAATAAATGGGATATTAACAACCATGTTGTACACGATGTTTGGCAGTTATATGGCAATATCGTCATTCTTTTTAGTTATTATTGATTTTATTTTAGTTATATTATTGACCATAGCAATTATTATTATTGTTTATTGGATAATTACTGCTCTGTTATACTTTATACCCTTTTTTGGCGTAGCTCTTGCTACACCCTATCAAATTATAGCAATTATTATTACATTAATTATGATTTCAATATTAATACCGACCATTTGGTTTGAGGTTATGTTATTGCGAGTTATGGATTTGTCGACACCTCCTCCACCAGGTGTTCCTGGTTGTTTTGCCGAGAAAACACCGATCGATATGTTTGATAGAGGAGAGCAAAAACTGATTAAGGATATAGAAGTGGGCGATATATTGAAACATGGAAATAAGGTTACAGGTATCATTAAATTTGCGGCTGATGAACAAAATATCTATAAATTGCGAGGTATTTATGTTACAGGAGAACATCGTGTCTTTCATAATAAGCTGAAATGGATCAAAGTAAAAGATCATCCTGAGAGTGTATATGTGCCAACTTATAACGAACCATTTGTTTATTGTTTGAATACTAATAAGAAAACTTTCTTAATTGGCGATACATTATTTTCCGATTGGGATGATATTGATGACGAGGCTTTGGAGGATCTACAAAAATATTGTGTTGAGACCGGTTATTTACCAAAGAATTTTACCTTCTCATGTATTCATAAGTATCTAGATAGCGGTTTCATAGGCGATTCTACGGTTTTATTAAATACAGGAGCAAATGTACTGATTAAAGATGTCAAAGTAAATGATGTATTAGCCTCAGGAGATAAGATATTAGGTGTTGTTAAAATAGCCGCACACGATTTATCTGTTTATAAATATTCTTTTACAGATGATAAAACGATATACGGTTCTTCGAATATACACGTCGATGATAAGAGTTTAGGTGTAATTAACTGTATGAATGTGAAGAAAGAACTGATTGAAAATCAAAACGAACCATTTTTATACCATTTTTTGACTGATAGTAAATTTGTGGTAGTAAATGAGATTCGGTTTAATGATTATAATTCGGGAATAGATAAGTATTTACGACAATTCAATTGATTTTATATGCATTTTTATATTCAAAATTTTATATAATTTTATAGTATAAAAATGACAGATGAAATTAATAGCGTGAATGATTTTTTTGATTTCAAATTATCAGTAAAAACGATATTAATGATTGTTATTGGCTGGAGTTTACTAATGATAGTCATTGTTATAGTGATGCTCGGCGGCATTAATAATACCATTGATTATTTAACAAATATCGTCAATTCAACTAAAAAGACAATTATTCAAAGAAAAAATAAGAGCAAGGGGATTGAAGAAGAAGAAGATAAACCAAAAGAAAAAGAACCGGCGGAAAAAGAAGAATAGATTTTTCATTATTATTTTATCTACTTTAGTATTATAATGAGTATTACTAGTTTTTTTAATCAAACCATTTCATTAAAAGTGATTATAGTAGTTGGCGGATTTTGGTTAATTGTTGCTGTGCTAGTTTTCCTATATTTTTTCGGTGGGGTTAAAGAAGGATTTCAAGCAGGTTTAGTTGGCTTAGGTTCGGCACTTGACTATAAAATGGGCGACGGTGTTAAACACAGTTGGGAAAATAAAGATACAATAGTCAATGCTAAACCGAGTAAAATAAATGATGACATGAATATTTATTCTTCACTGGAGAAGAATGAGGGTGGACCGATTCCTTTACCTGAAGGCGAATTATTGATCTTTGATAATAACAAATTTTCGCCGGAATGTTGCCCTTCGGCTTATTCGAATAGTGATGGATGTGTTTGCGCTGCTCCTGAACAAATGAAGTATTTGAATGAACGAGGCGGTAATCGGACATTGACCGGTAATTATTGATGATGAATTATGTAACTAATGAATTATGTAACGAATGAATTATGTAACTAATGAATTTTGCAAAAAATTGAAATGCTATTTTTATAAAAAATAAATAGTATTTCAAACAGTAAATAAAATGGGTCAAACTATCAGCACTATGGCAGCGAAGAAAATGATGACGAATGTAGAGAAAGCGACAGCACCAACAGCAGCGACAGTAATAGCAATAGAGCCATTATTAAATAAAAGGACCTTTAAACTGGTCAATCTAAAACAAAAATATGCACCACTGACGACGCATAAGAAGATGCTTGTTGAAAAAGATGATGAAACAAAAGGCGGTTCAATGCGTGTTTCTATTGCACCCGAAGATATTTCATGGGATGTTGTACCAAAGACGAAACCCTATAAACCGTACGAAAATAACCGGCCTGTCTATTTCAGTGCAACTCCACCTGAATGGGCCGACCCGTTGAATCCCGGAGATATTGATTTTGCCAAACGGCCCGGCAGCAGTTTCTTACACTTCACGATGGAAGGCAGACCTATTAATCCTATTGGAAGAACTGGATCAAGCGGGAGAGGTCTCTTGGGCAAATGGGGCGGTAATCAAGCCGGTGATCCATTATTCACATCTTTTGAAAAAAACGAGAAAGGTGAATTGATACTGCGTAATGATTTACCGACTTTAAGATTTATTGGTATCATACGAAAAGACAAAGGCGGCGGCGACAGCGAAAAAGCTCTACCCGGAGGTATGTTGAATTATAAAACTTTGCCGGACGGCACCACAGAATATGAATGTTATTTATACGGCACGATCCGTGAACTATTTGAAGAATCATTTGATATCACCGAAGATGAAGGAAAGGCCGAAAAAGCATATGTAGAAAAATTAATAAAAAGCGACGGGTACATTCTGTTTGGCTGCACCGACAAAGCGGAAAAGTCATGCGCCACCGATGGTGTTATAGATGATCCTCGCAATACCGACCACGCTTGGATGGAAGGCGTTACGGTCGCTTGGCATGATACCGATGGTCAGATATTCGATAAATTAGTATCTAAATTAAAAGCCGGCGATGATGCGGCCAAAGCGTACGTGATGACATACCATCCGGACGACCTAGATTTTGAAATGTTTGCCCTGCATGGCGAATATATTAAACAGCACTATAAAAATTTAGTTCATATTATATAAACATACGTAAAATAAAAATGGAAGGAAAGGTATTTTTTTTTCAATTCTAAAACGGCCAAATCGATTTTGGACATTTTTAAAATGTCCATTTTCCAAACGGCTCCCGAGAATGAAAGTCCAAAAATGTCATTTTTTGATTTTAGAGCATAATGGTCTCATTTTCATTT